ACTGTAGGAGTTGCAGATGTAACTTGTTCTACTGTAGGAGTTGTTGGAGACTCTTTAACTGTAGGAGTTGCAGATGTAACTTGTTCTACTGTAGGAGTTGTTGGAGACTCTTTAACTGTAGGAGTTGTTGGAGACTCTTTAACTTCAGGAATTACTGAAGATTTTTTACCCTTTGAGTTTTTTATTTTCATTTTTTATTAAGTTGTTTAATCCTTTCGTTTTCTTCTTCTACATGTTTGATAAGGAGAGCAACATAAATGTCCCTTTCCCACGGTAACATGTTTTCCAGTTCCGTTAGATTATATTTATGGTGTTGCATCAAGTTAAAATTTGTCCTATAATAATTGGACAATGTGTCATTACAAAGTGCTATGCGAAAAAACTTTCAATGCCTTCTATATTAATCTCATGATGAAAACCACATTTTTTACAATCAACTTCTATTTTCTTTTTAAGTTGTGGTAAGTTATCCAAGAAATTTTCTATTTTTTTGAATTGATCTGCATTTAATGATTCTATAAATCCACAAAGTTCTTTTTTTGTAACATCTTTAGTATGATAGATAACATCCTGATCATACACATAATCAATACATTCAACTACTGTATTGATAGCAATATCGTGAATATCATCATCACTATTCAATTGATTCATAATAGAGTATGTTGGATACTTCATTTTAATACCAATTGCGGGTGTTAATTGTATAAGATCGGAAACTGTATTGTTCTTTTCTACTTTTATATCCAAAAGGTTTACATTTACTTCCATTCTATTATCACATTTTTTATCATTAATTACATTTCCGCACTTGTAAACTAATTCTGATATTTCTCCACTTGATTTTGCTCTAAGATTAAGAAAATAAAATTCTATATCCACTAATGGAACATTATCAATATCTATATCAGTGAGTGTACAGTTTCTTAGTACTTGACGAGTTGCTTTTTCCATAGAATCTTTTTCATCCGATTCTAAAGCCATCATAAGAATTTTTTGTTCTTTTACTAAAAAAGGTCTATACTCAATCTTCTTATTACACAAAGGTAAGGTAAGACTATAAATCGGGGCATCTATCTTAGGTAACATTGCAATATCTCCATAAAAAAATTACAAAATCAACCACCCGACATAATGTAGTCTTGTGGATTATCAGACGAAAAAGAAGTTCCTGTTGTTGCGGGTACTGGTCCAGAACCATAAATTGGATTCACTGGTGTTTGTATTGGTGCTGTTGTTGTTCCTGCTTGTGGTACAGTATTATACACATAAGATGGAATAGATGCTACACTGGGTTGTTTATCTACTGTCCAATAAAAATATGAAAATGTGACTGCCATTTTGTGATAACCATCATCAGACCAATTCAAATCTAAAGAGTTTATTGTGTGAGGGAAAGCATCGTGCAATTTAATAACCTGGGCTATTGTTCCATCATTATTATATTGTGTTATTAGAATAGGCTGTATATAATTAGAATCTGTTTTATATTTAAAATTCCAATCTTCTTCTGGATTGATATATCGTAACCAATTCTCAAATACCGCTTTTTCAAGTAAGTTATCGGTACATATGAAAGAGAACGTTATATCATTGTAAATCGCTTGAAAAGGATACTTTTCTGTGGGGCCATATATTTTTTGTTCATACAACTGAAAAGTTCTTCCGGGCAGTTCAGAAACATCACACCTAAGGGAGATTGATTCTGCACCAATACCCGTCACTGAACCAAGTTCTATGGGAAAATTAAAAAGCACATCAAATCTAGATGTCTTTGATAGATCATCTGTGAATGAACTTCTGAAGTCGCTTATATTACCTGCCATTTAGTTTTCCTTTACTTCGTGTATGGAATCTTGCCATACTTCGTTTACCATTGCACCCTTAAACTTCTGGATTGGAAGGTAAGTGGCAATTTCCCATTCATTAGGTTGGACAGCAAGAATCTTGGACTGAATATGACCATGTAAGTACCTTTTAAGACACGGCCTGAACTCACGGAAGCGTCTGGTTGCACTCAATATGTCGTATGTTACTCTCATCCTTTGGATCTCGCCGGCCTCATTATGAACAGCAAATTGCATTAGTTTATTCAGAAATACCATTCTATATTTAATTGGTAAGTAGTGCAAATTTAAACCCAAAAATCCATCAGGATATTTTTCCAATGCCAAAACAAGTGGAAACTTATCATAGTATGGTAACGAATCTTTGCCTTTTGGATTATAATAAAAGTAGTATAATCTGCCTAGTTTAAATTGATTCGTTCTTCTAAAGTTTTCCTTGCTAATAGCATTAGGTATAGCAGACATGTTTTTTAATTTAGAAATCTTATCGGCAAGCCACTTGAAAGATTGTCTAGACATGTCTGGAATATTATCTGCTGCCTTCTGGGCTGCAAGTTCCGTCAATTTAGAGGGTTTTGTTTGTTTTGTCGTCATTTGATTATTTAGTTGATTCCTAGATGATCTTCTGTAATAATTTGGAATTCCCAACCACGTTCTAGGCAAAATTCGGTGGCGGCAATCCATTTTGCTTGATTTACGCCGAAAGTGTAAACTTCATTGATGTATTTTTTCGTAACTCTTGATTTTTTAACGGGTTCAATTGTTTGATATTTTGGTTTAATTTCGATAAGATAAGTTTTTATTTTTCCATTTGAATCTTTAATTTGCGCGTAAAAATCTACAAAGTACCTTCTCCAGTGACCCTTTAGTGGATCTCTATAAGGAACAACAATTTCTTCGGAACTCCAATTTGTAACAGAATCATTAGTATCCAACCAATTCATAAATTTTGCTTCCCATGTGCTTCTCCACACTATATTTGTGTGATCGCCTTTGTACTTTTCTGGATTTCGAGGTTTAAATTTACCTGTATACGACATATTACCGCCATTTTCTTTAATTATTATTGTTCTTGCAACAAGTATAAATAGTATATATTCAACTTCTTAGGTGTAAAATAATGAGTGGAAACGGAACTCAAGGATTCAACAGTTATTCTGCTGGTCAAACTAATCCTTCGACACCTGATTCTCCTTCAGGACCATTATCTGCATTGTACACAAATACAACAGGGTATAATTTTTTAAATTATCCTTTAGACTTACTTTCCCAAAACCGTGGTGGACATTATATTCAATTTTTTATAAATGCGAATCAATCTTCTCAATATACAAAAAATACAAATTATGTTGCAACGGGATCGATGGCAACACCAGGAACGGCTGCTGCTTTACAACTGAAAGAAGGCGTTAATGTTTCAACTAATGTTAATATATCAGGAAAAAACCAATTTAGTAACGGTACACTAACAAGACCCACAAAAAGAATATTATCTGCTATCTCTTTATATATGCCTGATACAATGCAAACACAATATAATGCAAATTGGGAAGGTGAGAGTTTAACCAAAGCCATGGGCCCAATTGGCGCATTTGCTCAAGGAGCGAAATCAGCAGGAAAATCTCTCAGTTCTTCAGGAGGAGCATTAGAAGTTACGGGTAAACTCTCTCAAAGTTTATTAGGAGCTGGTACAGAATCTACAGATTTCATGTTATATTCGGGTGGATTGGCATTAAATCCACAATTGGAAGTTTTATATAAAGGATTAGGTTTTAGAGAATTTCAATTTGAATTTCTATTTTCACCTAAAAGTTCGGCTGAAGCCCAAGCAATAAAAGATATTATAAAGACTTTTAAATTTCATATGGCACCGGAGATTGGTTCGTCTGCTGGAGATTCGGCCAGATATTTTATAATGCCTTCTGAATTTGATATACAGTTTATGTTTCAAGGTGTGGAAAATTCTAATGTTAATAAGATATCAACCTGTGTATTAACTAACATAAATGTAGATTATGCTCCTAATGGTTGGGCTACATATAATGATGGATTTCCAGTTCAAACTAGATTAACGTTACAATTCAAGGAAGTTGAATATATAACCAAACAAAGAGTTGATCAAGGATTCTAATGTCACAATACTTTAATTATTTTCCAAAAGTTGTATATTCGCAAGATAAGTATACAAAAATTGTCACCAATATAATGGCAAGAATTAGACCTGTTTCTGAATATGCTAATAATTCTTTAGTTTTCTATAATTATGATATTCAAGATGGAGATACACCAGAAAGTATTGCATATAAGTATTATCAAGATATTGAAAAACATTGGATTATTCTTTTAACAAATAACATTATTGATCCTTTTTATGATTGGCCATTAGATTACAAAAAATTTAATGTATATCTTACCGACAAGTATATGGATGCTACTGCCGCTAATTTGAGTATAACCGTTGCAGATGTAACACCACAACAAGTATTGGCTTATACACAATTAACAACAGATCATTATGAAAAAGTTGTTATTTCAACAGATTTAGTAACAGGAACAATTACAACAAATAGTTATTATATTGATGAGAATACTTTTAATACATTTATTCCAAAAATATACCAAACTTCTATATGTACAATAAACGAATATGTACAAAGAGTTCTAATATATGATAATGAGCAATCTATCAATGAAAGCAAGAGAAGTATAAAAATACTAAACAATCAATATACATCAGAGATATTTAATGAATTGAAATCGTTACTGGGAAATTAGTGAATGGAAGATATAACACAATTAAAATATCCACAGGATTTTTCTTTAAATCAATGTACTTTAATTACATCATTAAATACACCATTTGATTTTAGACCTGCTGTAATGAAACTTACCTTATTTCAGGATATATATTCTCCTGTTATGACTGGAAATATTATTGTAACAGATTCCAGTGGTTTTATTAATAATATGTCTTTTAATGGAAATGAGTTTATTACTATTAAGTTAGGTAAACCTGGTAATCTGAATCAAGATATAGATAAGACTTTTAGAATTTTTAAAGTATCAGATAGAAAACAAACAAAAAATCAGAATGAAATGTATATGCTTCATTTCTGTTCAGAAGAATTATTATTATCAGAACAGTATAAAATCAGCAAGTCTTATAAAGGTAAAAAAATATCAGATATTGTTTCTGATATTCTTACTACTTATCTAAAAGTAAACGTAACAAAATTTGATCCTTCAAATATTTCTGATTATATTGAAGAAACTCAAGGAATGTACAATTTTATAGTTCCTAATTTCAAGCCTTTTGAGGCATTAAATTGGCTGACAACTTATGCAATTTCAAATGATCCGAAGACAACTGGATCACCTTATCTTTTTTATGAAACTAATAGTGGTTTTAATTTCAAATCTTTGCAATCAATGGTACAAGTTGAACCGTCACAAATTTTGAATTATGCTGTCCAGAATTTAAATCTTCCTAATGATGATACAGTAACCGATATGGATTATTATACCAATCATAATGTCTTGTCGTATGAACATGTAAGAAACTTTGATATGCTTGATTCTATTATGTCTGGAACATTTGCCAATAAGTTAGTAACAGTTGATCCTATAGATAGAATATATAATACAACAAATTTTGATTATAACCAATATATTCAAACAGCATCCATATTAAACTCATCGGGTTTATTATCAAACACACAAAATAGATTTTTAGATACAACAAATTCAACATACGATTCAGTCTATAAAGTAATGGTAACAAATACTGGACAGAATAAAGTTTCTTATATCCAGACACATCAAAATGATATCAAAGATATCAATATAGAAGTATCAACACCGAATAGAGTATCACAGATATCTCAGTTAAATACTATAAAAATGAAGATTGTTATTCCTGGCAATCCTACGATAGATGTTGGTGACGTTATTACCTTTAATTTTTTAGAAATGAATTCTGATCCTACAGGAAGAAAGAATGACAGGTACTATTCGGGAAATTACTTGGTTACTGCAATACGACATAAAATAGATCAAGAAGGCGGCTTTTTAACTCTTTTGGAAATTAGTAAAGAGAGTATGAATAATCCTTATATTGATCCTAACAACACTATTCCTGCGTGGAATAAAATCAGGAGTGCTTGATGAGTTACACTAGATCATTTATGGGGAAAGAAGGATTTATTTGGTGGTTGGGTGTTGTTGAAAATCGTATGGATCCTTTATTTCTGAATAGAGTACAAGCCAGAATATTTGGATGGCATACCGATGATAAAGTATTAATTCCTACATCAGATTTACCTTGGGCAACACCATCATTTGGACCCAATGTTCCCAATATATCAGGAACACCTAAAGAAGGCGATTGGATTTTTGGATTTTTTACTGATGGTGATTCTGGTCAAATGCCCATGTATCTTGGAGTTATACCCGCTGTACCAGGAATAAGACCACCTCAGTCAAAAGGATTCTCTGATCCAAGACAAGTATCTGATCTAGGTGATGCGCCAGCAAAGCCAATTAGTAGATTAATTAACAGTACATATGGTGTAAGAGTTAATACAGTTCCAAAAACTCAATATCCAAGAACAGACATAAAATATCTAAAAACTAATCCTACGATATATGAACATTATATTTCTAGGCTTGCAAGAAATGAAGATGTGGCCAACACAGCAGTTGAGTTTAGAAAAAAGAATTGGGTTCTAGCAGATTCCGTTATGGGTGCTCAATGGAAAGAACCTCAACCTGCCTATGGTGCTATGTATCCCTATAATTCAGTAAATGAATCTGAATCTGGGCATACAGTTGAAGTTGATGATACACCTGGGAATGAACGAGTAGCGATCACTCATAGAAGTGGTACAACACAAGAAATGTATCCTTCAGGAACACAAGTTGAGAAGATTATCAAGGATAATTACACGATTGTACATGGATCAGATTTTGCATATGTTCAAGGTAAATTGGAACTATCTGTTGAAAATGTGGCTAATATTAGAATTAAAGGTAAAACTACAATAGAAGTGGATGGTGACGTAGATTGGAAGATTTCTGGTGGAATGAATCTATCTATAGGAAAGGATTTGAATATAAAAACTGGTGGCAATGTAAATTTTGATACTGGTGCAACTTATTTTATCACTGCCGCTTCAGTTATTGCACTTGATGGACCACAGATACAATTAAATTCTGGTGTCGCTTCACCAGCAGGAATACCTTCTCCCACAAATACGTATAAAAATCCTACGCCAGTTGTTCCTGTGACAGAAACAGTCAGACCTGTTGTTTTTCCATTTATTCCTCTATCGGCAGCAGAAGCCGCAAATACTACACTTTCCTCAGCAGGAACTGCTGACGTAACGGATGTTCCTGCATCAAGTAATGTTGCACCAACTGCTCCTATCACAGGCGACTTATTTACCACTGAAATGATGCAAGCAGCAGGAGTAAAATCAGCGAATATATCAACTTATCTACCTGCACTTAATAAATTTGGTCAAAAGTATGGTATGGCTTCTATTCAATCAAGAGCAGCATTTGTTGCGGAATGTTCTGTTGAATCGGGTAATTTCTCAACAATTAAAGAAAATTTAAATTATACTTCAGCAGCAAGATTAGTTCAAATATTTCCAAAATATTTTCCTACTACAGCCGCAGCACAACCTTATGTGAATAATCCTCAAGGATTAGCAAATATTGTGTATGCGGGTAGAATGGGAAATGGAAACACGGCTTCGGGTGATGGATGGACATATGCGGGCAAAGGTTTGATACAATTAACAGGAAAAGCAAATTACGTTGGTTTTGCTAATTCTTTACAAATGTCGCTTACTGATGCCGCGGCCTATCTTCAAACAACAGATGGTGCGGTAGAATCGGCTTTTTGGTACTGGATGTCTAATAAACTATCAACTCTTGCAGACGCAGGTAATATATCGGCGGTTTCATCAAAAATAAATGGTGCAAAACCTGCACACGCTGATAGTCAAAGAACTAGTTATTATAATGCAGTGTTACCTGTCACTCCTGCAGTATAAATAAGTTATTGGAGATTAAATGGCAACTGTAACTCAATATTCAGATTTAGACATGACCTTCACGATACATCCTGTTAAAGGCGATATATCCATAATTACTGGTCCACAGGATGTAATAACTTCTGTTAAAAATCTAATATTCACTAACTTTTTTGAAAGACCATTTCAACCTTTATTGGGTTCAAATTTAACTAAAATGTTATTTGAACCAATTTCTCCACTAACTTCTAATTATATCCAAAGAGAAATTAGTGATGTTATACGGAATTATGAACCTAGGGCCCAATTAGATTCTGTAGTGGTAGCGGTTAATCCAGATTATAATTCGTACTCAGTAACAATTACTTTTTATGTTGTAAATCAAACGCAACTTGTAACGGTTAACCTTTTATTGGATAGATTAAGATAATATGTCAACAGCCAACTCACAAATTCAAATAGCAGAACTTGATTTTGATCAAATAAAATCAGGTTTTATTCAATATCTTCAAGGATTACCCAATAGTCCATTCCAAGATTTTAACTTTTCGGGTTCTGGAATATCTACATTAATGGATATACTGGCATACAATACCCATTATAATGCATATTATTTGAATATTGTTGCTAATGAAATGTTTTTGGATACGGCAGCATATAGATCATCTGTTGTTTCTCATGCAAAATTATTGAATTATACACCAATGTCCTCATTGGCTCCTACAGCAACAATAAATGTAACTATAAGTGGTGTAACAACATCTTCGATTACTTTGCCTAAGAATTCAACATTTATGTCTGAGCAAGTAAACGGTGTAAATTATCCATTTATTACATTTGATTCATATACTGTTAATACTGATATTGCCAATTCAGTCGCAACTTTTAGTAATGTTCAAATTGTCCAAGGTCAACCTATAACATATACATATCCTGTTAATTTGGCAACTAATCCGAGTTGCATATTTCAAATACCCGATACTAATGTTGATACTACAACACTCCAGGTAATTGTTTCTTCAATATCATTAGGAACATCTACTGTATATAATATAGCCACAAATTTTTTAACGTTGGACGGAACATCTCAAGTTTATTTTCTTCAAGAAGGATTAAATGGAAATTATGAGATTTATTTTGGTGATGGAATCTTAGGCACACAGTTAACAAACGACAATAGTGTAACTTTATCGTATATAATTACAGCAGGTACTTTAAGTTCTGGTGCTAATAATTTTGTTTCAAAGGATAACATTGATGGTTACAGTAACATTTTGGTGTCTCCTGTAGTACCTGCAACTCAAGGTGGTAACAAAGAATCCATTGCTTCTATTAAATTCCAAGCACCCAAGTCATTCTCGGCACAAAATCGTGCAGTAACAAAAGAAGATTATATTACAGCAATACAACAAAATAAATTGGGATATTCGTTTGATGCTGTTAATGTTTGGGGTGGAGAAGAAAATACTCCTCCTATATATGGCCAAATTTTTGTTTGTTTAAAACCAACAGGATCTTATTCTCTAACAACCTCACAAAAACAACAAATTATTAATAGCGTTATTACTCCAATTTCCGTATTGACTGTTAAATCATCTATTGTTGATCCGGATTATACTTATATTACATTAAATGTTAATGTTTATTATGATCCAACAAAAACCACATTAACTTCTTCACAAATTCAATCCGGAGTTACATCAGCCATTCAAAATTTTGCATTATCTACATTAAATACTTTTAATTCAACATTTAATTCTTATGATTTGTTAAGTGCAATACAAAATTTTGATCAATCGGTTGTTACTTCTGAATATGCACTAAAATTACAAAAAAGATTTTATCCTAGTCTTATTACACCCACAACATATAATTTATATTATAACACTTCGTTACAACCCGGTACATTTTTAAGTGGAATATCAAGTTCTCCTGCTTTACAATTTAGAGATCCGACAAATTTAAATAACATAATTGATGGGGTTTATATTGAAGAAATTCCATCACAAACTCATGGCATAGACACTATTTCAATTTTAAATCCTGGATTTAGTTATCAATTGGCTCCACAGGTAACTATATTGGGCGATGGAACTGGAGCAACAGCTCATGCAATTGTTTCTGGAGGAAGTATTGCTAAAATAGTTGTAGATAGTTCAGGAAATAATTATACATCAACGGTAGTTTCTATTACTGCTCAACCAGGAGATACAACTGGTCAGAATGGTGCTGCTATTGCTAATATGCAAGGAAGATACGGAACATTAAGATTATATTATTATAATTCAATGAATGTTAAAACAATTTTAAATGGTAACATTGGTACAATAGATTACACCAATGGTATTATCACATTAAATTCTTTTACTCCTGTCAATGTTGATAATCCTTTAGGCCAACTTTCTATATCAGCAACACCATCCACATCAATTGTATCATCAACATTTAATGGAATTATCACTGTGGATCCTTTTGATCCTTCTGCAATTATTGTTAATGTTGTTACTAAAACTAGTTGATAAATGATACCTAACGATCAAAAAACATCCTTATTAATACCATTTCAACTTCCAGAATTTATTCGGGATGATCCTAATTATTCTAATTTTGTATTGTTTTTGCAATCATATTATGAATGGCTGGAACAAACCGATAATGTTACTGATAGAGCAAAAAATCTTTTAAGCTATAAAGATATTGATGAAACAACTTCAGAATTTCAAAAATATTTTATAAATGATTTTGTTGCAAGTTTTCCTCCTGAAACATCATGGGCAATTCAAAATAAAGCAGAAGTTATTAAACTTGCCAAGCAATTATATCAATCCAAAGGAACTCCATCTTCCTATAAATTTTTATTCAAAGTTTTATATAACTCTGATTTTGATTATTATAACACAGGAGATTTTGTATTAAGAGCATCCGCAGGAAAGTGGTATGTTCCAAGAAGTTTAAAAGTACAATCTGATGATAATAATTGGTTAAAAGTAAAAAATCTTAAAATTTTTGGTGAAATTTCAAAATCATTGGCTACAATTGAAAATGTGGTTGAATCTGGAATTAATACTGAAGTTTTTATTTCCGACATCGAAAGATTGTTTCAAACAGGTGAATTTGTTTATGTTATAGATCAAAATTCACAACCTGTTCTTTTTAATGGACAATTATTAAGAGCAAAAATTTTAGGTCAGATAAGTCAATTAAACATTGATCCCAATAACCAAGGAACATTATATAACCCAGGTGATCCTGTTATTGTTTACGGAGGATTAAACTCCAATACTGGACATGGAGCACAAGCCATAGTAGGATCAGTTACTTCAGGATCAATACAAAAAATTAATGTATTGAATGGTGGTTATGGTTATACATTATATCCCAATACTTTAATATCATTAACAAATTCTCCGGGTGCAGTTGCAATAGTATCGGGTCTGGATCCGGCGGCAAAAGGAAGTTCTAATATTACATTTCCTATAAACGATATAGGTTTAAAACAATTTATATCCATAAATGCATTTAGTTATGGTTTTACATCTAATTTAGCGGCCAATATTAATAGTAGTTTGGCTAATGCATTTTCTTTTTTTTCATTAAACACATTTCCTATTTCTTCTGTAACTGTGCAAAACGGTGGAGGGGGAATAAGTAATACTCCTGTAATTACTGCAACTTCATATTATCCAACAGATAATGTTGCATCTCCAGGAAACTTATCATATTTGGGTATTCTTGCGCCTATTCAAATTTCCAATGGTGGTGTTAATTATACTAACAACGACACTATTATCATATCAGGTGGTTCAGGATATGGCGCATATGCAAATTTATCCGTTAATTCGTCAGGTTCTATTGTTTCTGTGTATTATGTTCATGGAAATATTGTTGGATCTTATCCTCTCGGTGGATTAGGTTATGGTTCTGATTCATTACCGACAATTGCAATTTCATCAACAAATATGGCGGCATCAAATGGTTCTCTTTATGTTACTGGTATTTTAGGTGAAGGAGCCGTATTATCTCCAATTGTTAATCGTGTAGGATCAATAACTTCTATTAAAATTACTGATCCTGGAGAAGATTACATTTCACCACCTTCTGTATCATTAAAAGTTCAAGATATTATTATTTCGAATGTTTCTTCATATCAAACAATACAGAAAGGTGATATTTTTTATCAGGGCCCAAATCTAGCCAATTCAACATACCGATCTACGGTAGATTCTATTTCTCCTTATGGTATACCTGACAACAATCCATATCTATCACAATATACAATGAGAGTGTATGGTTATAATACTAATCCTGTTGCCGGAGTACCTTTAGTTGCAAATGGTAAAAATGTTGTATTAAATGTTTTATCATATAAAGATTATGGTGATGGAACAGCAAAAGCCACAGCAAAATTTTTAAATGGTTTGTTAATAGGCCAAGGACAATATCTTGATTCTTCTGGCCAACTAAGTTCATTTGATGTATTACAAAGCATAGATTATAACAATTTTACCTATGAAATTACCGTTGAAAAAGAAATTGAAAAATATAGAAAAACTTTATTAAACCTATTACATCCAAGCGGAATGAAAGTTATTGGTCGTTTTGCAATGAAATCTAATGGGTCATTTATTTTAAATTCGGAAACTGCGTTGAATCAAGGTTATCCATTATCATATTTTACAGGGACCAATGGTTCTTCTGTAACAATGTCGGCAAATTTTAATAATCCAAGTAATAACATTATACAATTTAATAATTTGGCTGGAGCCAATTTAGAAAACATAATCTTACCAAATAGTTCTATAAGTTTTACAACAAGCAACGGAGATGTGGTTTTCTCTCAAATTTTAAGTGTTGTTGATAATACTTCAAATACCGTTACCTTAGCAGACAATGTATGGTTATCTTTTGCAAATGTGGCCTATGCCTCTGCAAATGCAGGAAATAGTGTAATAAATATAATATCCTTAACAAATTCGTATAATATTGTAAATGGTGGTGTTTATACTGATCCAAATTATCCACTTAAAGATATAATTCGTTTAGGTGATACGATATCAATCAACAATATGACTCAAACCGTATCTAGTGTTGACTATATAAATAATATAGTATATTTAAACGGTAATTTAACTTACGGTGCAAATAACGATTATATATCTGTGAATAGAACACTTTTCGCTACTGCTCAATACGTTCAAATATTTGGACCTACAGGACAACAATATCAACCTGAGTTATCAACACAATCAGGAAACATAATAACTACACAAGATGGAACAATAATCTTATTAGGATAATAAAATGTCAACAGTAAAAATATCAGACCTTCCTGTATTAAGTCGATTAAATTCAAATACATCAAATACTTTGCTCATTGGAGTGGATGTAGGTTCAGATATAACAGGACAACTAACAGCAACCGCGTTGGCAGCAGCATTATATCTTAATAATGTACTAAATGTTGGAAACAATAGTTCGTTTTTACCTAATACTATTGCTCAATTTGCTGGAACATCAAATAATTATGTTCAGATAAATCTTGAAAATATCAATAATGATTATGGAACAGCCGATTATATTGTAACAGCAAACACAGGAACAGATACGTCATATTATGTAGATTTAGGTTTTGCTAATAAAAATTATAATACATCAAGTCCTTATAATAGTTTAGGAACTGCGTTAAACGCTCTAGATGCTTATTTGTATGCTCAAGGTGGTGCTGGTCCAGGTGGGAATTTAGTGATTGGTACAACATCTACAGGAACAAAAATAAATTTTATTGCAGGCGGATCTAATTCAAGTAATATTATAGGATATATTGATTCCACAGGAATTCATTTCAATAGTATAACATCACAAATTTCTTCTCAGGTGTCAGGAAATCTTGCTATTGCAGAAGCATATACTGATACAGCAAATACATTTATTCAAACACATTATCTTGCTAATACAAAAGGAGTGGTTACTGCTGGTGATTTTAATGTTTCGGGTAATACTACAAATTATGGAGCATTAACATTAAATGCACCTTCAACTTTTCCAAATACATTTCAATTATTAACGATTTCTGCTGCTTCTAATAATTATTCTCAACCAACAACACAAACTGGTTATATTGCACAAATTACCGGTTATGCAAATACTCCCACTAAATTAATTGTTGATTCTTTTGGTGCAAATACATATGGACTTATTGCTGGTCGTACCGCAAGAGGATCAGCCTCATCACCATCATCAACATTGTCTGGTGATGTATTGATGAGATTTGCTGGAAATGGTTGGGGTACAACTGGTTTTAGTAATTTGGGTGTTGGTAGAATTGATATTGTTGCAGCAGAAAATTATACAGATTCATCAAAAGGTTCACAAATTCAATTTTGGAATACACAACCAGGAACAAATACATTAAATCAAATTGCTACATTTAATGCAACTGAAGTTACTTTTTCAGGCCATGTATATCCGAGTAAAGGTTTTATTTATACACCACTAGTATATCCTTCGGCACAAACAGCAATTACAATTGACTTTGCTAATAATTCATTGGTCCGAGCACAAACTACATCAGGATTAACTGTATCCCTTAAAAATTATATTGTAGGTAAAACTGTTGAATTGTGGATTACAAATACTTCAGGCACAAATCAAACATTTACGACTGGTATTTCTGCTATCAATTCAACATTAAATGCAACCACATATACTATGCCAGGTACATCAACGATTTATGCAAGGTATTTTTGTGTTGATGGTACTTTAGCGAATACTTTAGTTTCCGTTGCCCACTCTTAATAAATATATACAATGGCTAATCAAAATTTACTAACACATACTTATAAAACTACAAGAACGCAACAAGATTATTATTCTCCTGTTGCTATTTTACCTGGAACTTCTCAAAGTATCAATTCAACTTATTGTTTTTTATCTAAAGTTGATCCCTGGACAGATGATAATAATCCGGATACACCAACACAAGATCAAAAATATATAAAATCTGTTTATAAAAATATGTTTGTTGCTAAAAAAATAACAACAAATAATATATCTCCAGTAATCCAAAGAATTGATTGGACTTTAAATACAGTCTACGATTATTATAGAGATGATGTTGATATGTTGGAAAGAGATACGAATGGATTTTTAATATTTAATTTTTATGTTAGAAATAGTTTTAATCAAGTTTTCAAGTGTCTTTGGAATAATAATGGTGCATATTCAGTAAATGAACCTATCTTCCAACCAGGAACATATAATACAAATGCTATATTTCAAAACTCAGATGGTTATAAGTGGAAATATATGTATACTATTGATCTTGGATCAAAAAGAAACTTTATGGATTCATCATGGATGCCTGTTCCCATAACTTCAGTTGTAGGAAAAGTATTGACAGGACAAACCCTTGATCCTACTGAAACTAGTTTAACAACAGGAACTGTTCCTGGTTCTGGTGATATAGAAGTTATTAATGTTACGAATGGTGGTTCTGGATATAATCCTTCAAATTCTGCTATTTTTGTTACAATTACTGGAGATGGAATAGGTGCAAATGGTTCGGTTGTAGTTGCTAATGGATCAATTACTGATATTCAGGTTACAAATATAGGAACAAATTATATTTATGCTAATGTGATCATTTCTTCTACCACAGGATCAGGTGCAACCGCAATTGCATCATCTTCTCCTATAGGTGGCCACGGTTATGATCCTCTTTCTGAATTAGGCTGTCAAAATATTATGTATGTCTGTGAATTTAACAGTAACGAAGGTGGTACGGAAAATGGGTTATCATATATACCCACAGATATTGATTATCGCCAGGTTGGTTTATTAATTAACCCTTTAGCCAGTAGCACTTATCCAAATTGGGCTAATGCTGCGATTTATAATACAGCGACAGATGCTATTGTTTTTCCTGGATTTGGAGAATATGTCTCTGATGAAAATGTTTATCAATATGATACAAATGGAAATCAAGTCTTTTCTGCAACAGTTCTTTCATTTGATCCCGGAACCAATGTAATTAACCTCATAAATATAACAGGAACTCCAATACTTAATTCACCAATATCAGGAAATGTCTCAAAAACATCAAGAACATTAAATACTGTAATAACTCCAGATTTTATAACTTTTTCTGGTTATATTACTTTTATACAAAATAGAACTGGAGTTCAAAGAAGTTTCGATGGTATTGAACAGTATAAATTTGTTTTACAATATTAAGGGAAAAAAATGGCATTAAATTTTAATGTAGATCCATACAATGACGACTTTGATCCGTCAAAGAATTTTTATCGCATACTTTTTAAACCCGGTTATGCTGTTCAAGCACGTGAATTAACACAAAGCCAAACAATCCTTCAGGATCAAATTACAAAATTTGCTACCAACATTTTTGCACAAAATACTCCTATTTCTGGTGGTCAGATAACAACAAATTTAAACTGTTTTTATATTAAACTTCAACCAACATACAATAATATAACAATAGATGTTTCTCAATTTCAAGGAAAAACAATAACAGATTCAACAGGAACAATTTTAGCAAAAGTTATTGCTACGGTTGCTTCTACCGGAACTTCAGGTGATCCTACAACATTAATTGTTACATATTTTTCTGGTTCTTATTTTTCTGATAATCAGATAATATATGATGCAACATCTAATTTGACGGCTCAAGCATTATCACAATCTTCTACCGGAAGTAGTTCGATTGCTTCAATTACACAAGGTGTTTTTTATATTGCACAGACATATACAAATTCCACCAATGGTTTATTGGTAACCAATGGTAATTTTGTACAAGTAAATCCACAAACCATTGTTTTGGACAAATATGATAGTTCTCCTAATACTAGAATTGGATTGAGTATTACTGAAACTATTATTGATTATACCGATGATTCTTCTTTATTAGATCCTGCAATCGGTGCTTCAAATTATCAAGCACCTGGAGCGGATAGATATTCAATAACATTAAACCTAACAAGTCTCCCACTCACACCAGGAAATGATGATGGTTTTATTGAATTAGCACGAGTTCAAAATGGTAATATTGTTAAAATTGTAAATTCAACTTCTTATTCGCTGTTAGATGATTACTTGGCAAAAAGAACATTTGAAACGAATGGTGATTTTATCGTAAAGAATTTTAATCTTACCGCTGTAACCGATCCAAATAGTTCATTGTATGATTTAAATATTGGTAATGGTCTCGCATATGTTCATGGTTATCGTTTAGAAAATCAAGGAACACTAGTTTTAACCAATAATCGTGCAAGAGATACCTCTACACAAAATACAAATACTCTTTTTGTTGAGTATGGTTCATATTTTTATGTTGATACTGTAACAGGAGTATTTGATGTTACTACCGGTATGCATGTTGATTTGCATTTGGTGCCCACAAATCTTATCAATACAGCAAATACTAATACATATAACTCTACCCTTGTGGGTTCTGGATATATCAGAAATTTAACATACGATCATAATACCACAGATTCCAATACAGCATCTTATGTATTTAAAGCGTATGTTCATGATATTGGTACAAATATTTTATCATCTAATGCATCAAGTGGAACAACCAACACTATAACCTTTTATGATCCAAACAATAAATTTTCTAGTATTGCAAATTCGTATTCTGGAGTAACACTAACTATTGATTCTGGAATAGGATCAGGTTATTCGGGAACAATTTCTTCATATAACAATACTACAAAAACAGCAACAGTTTCTCCTAATTTTTCATTTAATCCAAACACAACTTCAAATTTTTCATTAAGATTTAAAACTGGTGATGTTGAATCTTTAGCAAACACAGTCAATTCTGCTTATGCTAATATAAATTTAGAAGGAAAACTTCTTGGATTATCTTCAAATCCTACATTATATTTAAATCCAATAAATCCTCAATTAATATATTCTCTTGGCGAACCTTATGTTGCTTCGGTTTCTGGCACTAGTTATTCATCAGTTAAAGAATTTAGAGGAATTCCACTTTCTTTGGTAGGAGGAACTCCAACAGCATCTATTACTATTACTGATGGTCTTGGTGCTATTACTTTTGAGGGTGGAAATGGAGGCGGAACTTTATCCACAGACGCGATCAAGCAAAATTATACAGTAATCCTAACAAACACAACTGATACAGCAAATAATGGTTCTATTGGAACAATTCTTGATTTTTGTTCTGCTGGCAACACGGTTACTATTTCTGCTGATTCTAAAACAGCAACATTTTCATCGACACATTACAAGACTCCATCAACAACATTAACAATAATTGCAAAAGTCAATGTAAATAGTGCTGACAGTTCTTATATATTAAAAAACAAAACATTAATTTCAGGAAACACTTCTCTAGTTTCAAATACAGGACCATCTGGTATTATCAATTCAAATACATTTATTGATTTGGTAAATGGACAGGTCTATATTAATAATCAATCTCTTGTTGGAGTAGGACAAAAACAATCTCTGTATATTTCTGATGTTAAAAATATTGTTACAATTATTGATACAGGATCACCTTCTACTCCTCCCACATTAAGTATGTTGACAAATTCATTATATAATGTAACTAGTAATTTTACATTTAATAATGGCCAACAAGATTCAATATACAACCATGCTTACATTTCTTTGAATCCTGGTGCTCCAGTTCCTAAAGGAAATATTTTAGTTGTTTTCAATTACTATAAACACTCGGGTGGTGATGGATATTTTAGTTATCAATCATATGCAGGAAGTGGTGAAAATTATGCTTTAATTCCTTCATATACAGCCAAAAATGGAACAGTATACAATCTCCGGGATTGTATAGATTTTAGACCCACTAGAAAAAATGCAACATCCGCATTTATTTTTGATTATACATCATCTCCAAGTCCAACAAATGATTTTGGATATTATATTCCACAAGATTTAACAAATTTCACTGGAAATTATTCATATTATCTCGGAAGAAATGATATTTTAGTATTAAGCAAAGATAAAAATTTCCAAATAGTACAAGGAAAGTCGTCAATTAAACCCACTTTCCCTGTCCAACCTGATGCGTCTTTATTGATAGCAAAAATATATCATGATCCTTATACTGCTTTCTTACCTTCAGAAGCACCAAAAGGGATATTACCAAATCTTTCAATGGAAAAAGTATATCATCGCCGTTGGAGGATGCAAGATATTACTGAATTAGAAAGACGAGTTGATTATGTCTATGATGAACTGAAAGAATCAGAAAAAACAGCAATGACCACAACAGTACCAGATGATAATGGTATAGATAGATTAAACACTGGTATCGTTGTTGATGATTTCACTTCTTTGGTAATCGCAGACACATCTAATCCTTATTTTTCAGCATCAATAGATTCGTTGCAGAACAGGCTTACAGCGTCACAAACAATAGAAAATTATCCTTTACAATCCGCTACCGTTATAAATGGATTAGGTAATTTTTCTTCTAGTGTAGCAGCATCGTTAGGATTTGCTGTTAATAAAGTTAGTAAAACAACCAATTATTTTTCTTTGCCTTATAGTAATACAGCAATAGTTGTTCAATCATTAGCAAGTAATACTGTCTATCCAAATCCATTTACAACTGCTATTTTTCAAGGTGTTTGCAAAATAGATCCTCCTGTTGATACATGGGTCGATAAAGATTTTGATCCTGATAACGTTATTGCTGATCCTAGAAATTTAGTTCAAACAACAGATAATGTTTATAATCTCAATACATTAAATGTTGTGAATTGGCAATCAATACCAGGAACACAAAATCCTGCGGTTTCTGTAGTGTCTAATCTTGGTTCTCCATATGTCTTGAATAATGGTTACATAACAAATGACGGATTACAACCCTATATAAAACCACAACAATTGGTATTGAGGGGTAAAGGATTAAAACTCAATTATCCTATTAGAACATGGTTTGATAATGATGATATTAGTGATCATTTTGTTAATCTGGATATTATTGAATTGTCAAATGTATCTGGTTTATTTGATGAAGATGATGTTATAGGATATAAAGATTATATAACAAATCAATTTTATCCTTATGGAACGGTTGTTGGAGTGTATAATTATGGTGGAGTAGGACAAAAAGTTCGTCTTTATGTATTAGGACAAGAAAATTTCCATGGAATTAAGAATTTCAAATATAATTTAAATACATATGTAACTAATATAATTTCAAATGCTGAATTTGATGGAAATGGAAATTATACAGCAAATACTGCTTTTGGACATCAAACCAATTTAACTCCTCATATCGTCAATGTACATGCTTCAGGAACAGTAACATCTGTAGGAAATGGTTTTGTTGATTATGTTGGATATACCGGTTATTTGTTCAGAAGAACATTCCTTGGTTATAGTGTTTTCTTAAACAATCATGGCGTTTGGTCTGACCAAGACGGAAATGATTCTTATTGGGACAGAACATTCAATGTAAATTTTACAACATCAGGAACATATCATCATCATATTGATGCTGTTGGTTCATATCAAATATGGATTGATGGTGTTTTGGTATACGACACTTATACAAACGTAACATTATGGAGTAGATACGGAAATCCTGTTAAATATTCATACAACCATACATCAGGATATCATACAATAAGAATTAAATCATATTGTTACAGATATGGATACAGCGATTATCGTAATTATGATAATCATATGGGTTTTGCTATTGCTGATCAAGATTGGATTTTAGGAAATAATACTAAGGGTAATATTTTATTCAGTTTGGCTAATCATAATATTAATCCATTAGATGTTGGAAATTCGTTAATCAGAACGGATTATACTGATGTTAAACTCTATTCTGGTGTTACTCAGTTTGCATTAAGTCCTGCAGCAAACGCTAGTAACACAAATTTTTATAATGGGTCAACAATCAATATTACATCATCTTATCGCGGAACAGGACAAAACATAATTATTAATAGTTCAGCAAAAATTACATCATATAATGCTGCAACTAGAATTGTAAACGTTGATACTCCTGTAACAATTTCATTAGGATACAATACCGGTTACACATCAACATACACAATTAATGGAACATATACAAATTATATATTAGCACAAAAAAATAACGTGTTACATACAATTTCTACCAATGAAGATGGAAATATTTTTGGTGTGTTTAATATTCCACAAAATACATATAGGACAGGTAAAAAAGTATTCAGATTTGATGATAGAGTTAATAGTGTTCAGTCAACATCAACCACTTGGTGTGAAGGCGTCTTTAATTGTGGTAGTTTAATTGATAAACATATTGATAATGATTTAAGTCCTTCTGTTGACTCTGATGATAGAAGAATTATACCCATAGACCAACAGGAAAATATTGTTGTAAATCCGGGAACAGTATTAAACATCAATGATCCTATTGCTCAAACATTTACAATTGATAAAAAATCTTATCCCAATGGTGTGTTCATATCTTCCGTTAAAATTTTCTTCTACAACAAAGCAACAACAACTAGTTCACCAGTTACATTGTCTATTGTTCAAACTGTTAACGGACAACCTAATGGAAAAGTATTAGATAATTCAACCGTTGTTCTTACACCAGAAAGAGTTAATTATTCACACACTCCATATTATTTGGACAATACGACATGGACAGAATTTGTATTTCCTGCTCCATGTTATGTTCAATCTGGAGTTAATTACGCTATCGTAATTCAATCTCCTTCGTCTGAATATCAATTACATATTGCAAGGCAAAATGATTTGGCTTTAGCCTCTTGTGTTAATTATTCTTCAACTATTCCTAAAATTGGATCAGTTCCTTATACAGGAAATCTTTTCCATTCACAAAATTCTGGAATATGGAATGGAGATCAAACACAAGCGCTAATGTTTATAATTGAAAGATGTGTGTTCAACACTACAGTCCAACCTAAAATACCTTTCCATATTATTAACGGAAGTCCTACTCGAAAATTGGCCACACAAGATATACAGGCTTATTACGACCTTAGTTTGGTTAATAATATTCAAGGAACAGTAACAACAAATGATAATGAAATGGATGAATTGAATTTTACAACAACTGATTATGTTCCAACGAACACTAATATTAGTTATAGTTATCAAGCACAATTAATGTCTACTGGTAATCTTGATGTAGAAAAATCAATAATTCCTGGTAAATATGGTGCTCCTAATTTTGTTAATGAAAATTTGAATGATGGACAAGGACCTCGCATGTTGCAAGCAAACACATCAAATTCATTTACAATGTTTGCAACACTAAGCAGCGTTGATGATAGAATGTCACCTTTTATTTCTGATGATGGATTAACACTATACAATATTCAATGGTCTATTAATAATTTAAATTTGAGTAATAATAATATTTCGGTAATATCTGGAGGATCCGGATACAATGTTAATACGGCTAGTGTATCTGTTTCTTCTCCGGATATATCTGGAGGAACACAAGCCACTGCTGGTTTAACTTTATCAGGCAACACCGTTCAGTCAGTATATTTAATTAATTCGGGTGCCGGTTACTTGAACACACCAATAATCACCGTTCTCGATTCAACAACAAGAAGTGGTAATGCAAATGCTGTAGTAACTATTTCTTCTGAATTTTCTCCGACGGGAGGAAATGCTATTGCCAGATATATTTCTAAACTGATTACTATAGGTGCAACAAATATTTCGGGTGATTTGAGAACTTATTATACAGCGTATAGACCTATTGGAACAAACATTTATGTATTCTATCGTGTTCAAAATTTAAATGATCCGGGTAATATCACATCAACAAACTGGCAATTAATGACTACGGTTAATAATGGATCATCATATTCACAATCAGAAAACAATTTGGTTTCTTTAGTTGGAGCACCTGGAATTAACGGAGTTGCTAACAACAAACTCTCATATATCAATTCATCTGGAACAACATACACCTTGTTTAATCAGGTGGAATTGAAAATTGTTCTAACTACCAATGATAATACCAAAGTTCCTTATTTAACTGCTTTGAGCATATTAGCATTACCGGCAGGAAATTGATTATGGAAAGATTTGTGAATGTAAAAGGAACAAATTATATTAGGGACACAAAAACTATGGCATTAATTAATAATGATCCATCGGGATGTTTATATGAACAACAATTAAATAAAATATCTAAAGAAAAAAACGAAATAAATATAGTACAATCAGAAATTAAAAGCATCAAAAATGATATGGATGAAATAAAAAAAATAATGTTACAACTTTTAAATAAAGGTTCAGACAACTGATGGCTAATACAGTTACACTACTTAGTTACGCAAACACTTTTGGTGATTGGGTTATTACTACCAATAAATTGGTTCAAGAAAATAATACTCTTGCTTCTGGTAGTTATAATAAAACTCAAGGTACTCTTATTGTTAGTGATCCTGTTAATGCTTTTTCTGCAAACGGACCCGCATACTTCTATAGCACACTCCAAGTTTTAGGAACTGGTTCTTCTGGATATATTCAAAATAATCTTCGTGTTGATGGTCAAGTATATTTCACTAATACAACTTTAGGATTAACTAATTCTGGGCAGGCTAATATTGGAGGACAGTTATTAGCATTATCTTCTGGAACTGGATTGACTGTTTCAAATAATGCTAATATTAATGGAATTTTAACTGTTGGTGGCAATGCTAATGTGAGTGGAATTTTAACTGTTGGTGGTTTAGCAAATTCAAATACATTATTGGTTCGTTCTGATGCTAATGTGAGTGGAAGTTTATCTGTTGTAGGTTCATTATATTCTGGGCCCGTTTATGAAAATGGCATAAGATTAAAAACATATATTGATACAACATATCTTCCATTGTCTGGAGGTACAATCAGTGGAAATTTAAATGTATCCAACAATTTCTCAGCAAATAATTTTTCCGTAAGTGGAAATTTTACTGTTAGTGGTTCTACTGTATATAATACACCACAATTCGTTTTAAGTGCATCCAGTCCAAATCCTTCATATGCTTACTATAATGTTTATAGAAGTCCTGGTGCAAATGCTTCTATTCGCTGGAATGAATCATCTCAGTATTGGGATATTTTAGATGTTGGATCTTTAACCTATAATAAATTATTAACATCAGAGTATTTGACTAATTCTGTAACAACTTCAAATTCTTCTTTGATTGCAACAGCATCAGCAGCAAATACTCTGAATAATTCTATTATATCAACTTTACTAATAGCAAATCAAGCATTAGGTATTGCTCAATCTACATCTCCTGTAGCAAATTCTGATTATACTTTTGTATCAATAACTCCAGGAACAACAGGAAATTCTACATCAATACCTTCTATTACAGTTGCCGCTAATGGTAGAATTATTGCTATATCGAATACATCAATTACAGTTCCTCCAGGAACATCAATTTATGCAAATTCTGGACAATTAACGGCTAATGCTTCTACAGGAGTAGTTGCTATTGGTTTAGGTACTACAGGTGTTACTGCTACAACTTATGGTAATACAAGCACTGTTCCATCTATTACAGTTGACTCATTTGGAAGAATAACATCAGCATCTAATACATTAATTACATTGACTAATATTACTGATGATAATTCAACTAATACAATTTATTATCCTTTATTATCACAGGTTGTTTCAGGTTCTTTATTAACAGCAAACACAAGCAGCACAGGTTTAAATTTTAATCCTTCGACAGGAACACTATTAGCAACTATATTTGATTCTTTATCTGATATAAACCAAAAAACAAACATACAAAAAATAGAAAATGCTTTAAATATTGTTCAAAATTTAAATGGTTTCACTTTTGAATTTAAAGATAGTGGAAAATCTTCAGTTGGTTTAATAGCACAAGAAGTAGAACAAATTGTTCCTTCACTTGTTACAATGAATAATGGTTTTAAAACATTAAATTATAATGGTATAATTGGTATATTATTGGAAGCTATTAAGGAACTTAAACAGGAAGTAGACGAACTAAAAGGTAAATAAATGGCAGCCGGATATTCAGATCAGTTTTTAGAACAAGGTACCGACTTCATAAATCAAATAACTCTTGATGCTGATAATTCTGTACCATATAATTTAACTGGCTTTACAGTAAAAAGTCAAGCCAAGCGTTCCTACTATTCAAATGATGTTATATTAACTTTTGATGCTTCAATCTATGATGCGAATAATGGCATTATCCAACTATCAGCAAATTCCGCAATTACAGCAAACATTCCCGCAGGTAAATTAGTATATGATGTAATTATTCGTGATACCGATACGAATGTTGTTTCTCGTGTATTAGAAGGACAAATTTTTGTATCTCCCGCTGTAACAACACCGTAAAGGTAATAAATGAAAGTTACAGTAACTCCTCCATCTTCCATTAATGTAAAAATTAATCAAGGTACCGAAAAAGTAGTTCATTCTTCTTCTACTTTTGTTGGTGCAGGTTCTTATGGTGTTCAAGGTATCCAGGGATTACAAGGCAATCAAGGTACTCAAGGAACAACTGGTACTGGTACTCAAGGTACTACTGGTTCACAAGGTACTACAGGATCACAAGGTACTACTGGTTCACAAGGTACTACAGGTTCTCAAGGAACTCAAGGTATCCAGGGTATACAAGGATTACAAGGTAATCAGGGAATTCAAGGACGACAAGGTATCCAGGGTATACAAGGATTACAAGGTAATCAAGGAACTCAAGGTACTACAGGATCACAAGGAACTCAAGGTACTACAGGATCACAAGGAACTCAAGGAACTCAAGGTATCCAGGGTATACAAGGATTACAAGGTAATCAAGGAACTCAAGGTACTACAGGATCACAAGGAACTCAAGGAACTCAAGGTATCCAGGGTATACAAGGATTACAAGGTATACAAGGTACTACAGGTTCTCAAGGTACTACAGGTATCCAGGGAATTCAAGGATTACAAGGTAATCAAGGAACTCAAGGTACTACAGGTTCTCAAGGTACTACAGGTTCTCAAGGTACTACAGGTATCCAGGGTATACAAGGATTACAAGGTAATCAAGGAACTCAAGGTACTACAGGTTCTCAAGGTACTACAGGTATCCAGGGTATACAAGGATTACAAGGTAATCAAGGAACTCAAGGTACTACAGGTTCACAAGGTACTACAGGTTCTCAAGGTACTACAGGTTCTCAAGGTACTACAGGTATCCAGGGTATACAAGGATTACAAGGTAATCAAGGAACTCAAGGTACTACAGGTTCACAAGGTACTACAGGTTCTCAAGGTACTACAGGATCACAAGGTACTACAGGTTCTCAAGGTACTACAGGTATCCAGGGAATTCAAGGATTACAAGGTACTACAGGTTCTCAAGGTACTACAGGTTCACAAGGTACTACAGGTTCTCAAGGTACTACAGGTTCTCAAGGTACTACAGGT